GTTAGATAATTTTTTTAACCCACCAGCAGCGCCAGCAAACATTACAGATCTTGCAACAGGAACTAGAAACTTAGATCAAGAAGGTTTGATGTCTTTGAGACTAAAAAAATCAGATAATGAATTGGCAAACATGGCTGAAAGATTAGGTTTAAACGATCCGAAGAAAAATAAATTTTTACAAACAGTAGATGAAGCAGATCTACCACCACCAGGTTCACGTGGTGGACCAGACGATATTGCAGCACCACTTCAAGATGCTGAAACAACAATTAAAAATTTAGAAGCAAGTGCACCAACAGGTAAAGGTATAGAGTTATTAAAAAATGTACAAAATAATAATTTAATCGTAAATGATTTGGTGGATAAGATTTATTTAAATGCAGGTGTTGCAGAAAATGCGCAGCCTGTAGTTAGAGCAAACGCTAGAGATTTTTTAAATAGAATAAAAGATTTAAGTGATGAACCAGGTAATACAACTTTATCTGATGTTATGGAAATAGATGATTTTAAATTTATGACCGAAGGTGGTGGCGGTGGCATGGGTGATCCATTGTTATTAGTACAAAAATATTTTGGACCTAAAGTTGCAACTGCCGTTGCAAAATTAGATGGGCCAAATGATATACAACTTTTTGCAGAAAGATTAATTAGTGTTAAAGATGCAAAAGGTAAAGGTGTTACAGATAGACTATTCAATCCTGATACTGTTGATATTTCTGATTTTGAATTTGCAGATGGCGGACGTGTACCCTTCTTTTTAGGTGGTGCTGCAAGACTTGGTAAAGCTTCTTTTGAAGCATTAAAAAAATACGGCATAGAGGGTCCAGATGTTTCAAGACTTTTTGGATTAATGAGTGCGGACAAGACTATGGTTGGTCCAGCAAAAACAGAATATTTCAAACAGCTTTATAAAGTATTAAAAAATCCTGATGACTTTCCAGATGCAATCAAAGACATACAAATTAAATTAGGTATAGACATTGGTCTTAAACGTGGTGGTCTTGCCGGCATCCTGGAGGTCTAATGGCCTATAAAGATTTAGAAAAACAAAGAGCAGCACAAAGACGGCTTTATGCAAAACAACAAGGGCTAAAAGATTCAAAAAGTCTTAGAATATTAAATAGCGTATTACCCCTTAATCCAGATGCAACTTTTGAAGAGTTAATGGAAGTTGCAAACAAAGTGCGTGGTGGTAATAAATATTACCCTACATTAGAAAAAGCTATAAAAGCTCACCCTGCTTATAAAAAAGTTGTAGCTGATCTAAACACCGGAGAAGTTGGAAGAAACTATACTTTTTTAAAAAAACCAGACGTAAACCTTGGTATGGTAAATAAAATATATAAAGAAGTTAAAGAAAGAACAGATAAAGGTGCAAAAATATTAGAGGGCATTTATAAAAGAGCTGGAGACGATCCTGTTAAACTTTTAAACGAATGGAATAAATTAGAGCTAAAAGCATTTGGTGCTAAAATGGCTCTTACAAAAAAAATAAAATCACTACCACAATATAAAGATTTTTTAGAAGCTGACAAAGGAGGGTTTATTCCTAGAACTGGAAAAGAAAAATCACTAAACCCAACAAGAGAGTTTTTACGATTTGCAACTTATATTAAAACAATGGGTAATTTTCCTGAAGGAGCAAAACTTTCTGATTATATTACTTTACCTGAATTAGAAAAAAGAGTTGGCAAAACAATAGTAACACCGGAAAAAACAGGGTCTGGTCGTGAGAGATATAGATTATTTGATTATAATCAAATAACAAAATATCTTGGAGACCCTATTAGAGACGAGAAAAAAAATAGATACTTTAATAGGCCTACTAATGAACAACTAACAAAACTAACAAGATTTTTTAAAGAGGGGACATATCTTTACGGAGAAAACACTGAAGACATTGTTAAAGCAATTCATAATAACGAAGGTTTACGTAAAATGTTGTCTGCAAAAAATTTTCCCGAGTTAGGTGAATTTAAACCAGAACTAGAAAAAGTTTTAGGAAAAGAAATAACAGACGCACAAACTGCACACGGGACTAGGGTATATTCTGATTGGACAAAAGGTACTCTTTTTAAAAACATGGGGTTAGATATTAAACCGTCAGGAGCAGAGGTAAAATTAGGAAATAAAATTTATAAAGAGTTAGAAGGATTTAAAAGAAACAATAAATGGGCACAAGGTGAATACTTACATGCAATGCGTGAGATTAAAAAAAACATGCCTAAAGAAGCAGGAAGTCTTACGTCATTTAAAACCTACATGTCAAAATATTTACCAGAAGGATTTTTAAAAAAGAAAAATTTAAATGTTAATGAGATATTTAGTATTAAAGCAACAGCTAGAAATAAAGCGTTTCCTTATGCATATTTTGTAGATGTAATTGATGCAGATATTAATCAAAAAAATTTAGCTACGTTTCAATCAAAATTGTCTACAGCTTTGAATGATACTAGAGATTTAATTAGCAGGCTTAGGGCTGGAGATAAAACAGTAAAATACACAGATCTTGAAAATAGAATACTTAAATTTCAAAAACAAAGAAAAACATTTGGTGATACTATTAAAAAGAACTTTCCAGGAAAAAATTTTAATTTAGCTGATATTGTTCTTGGAACAGAAAAAGAAATTTTAAACCAAGATTTTGATATTGCCGATAAGATATATAGTTCTAAAAATTTAAATAAATGGAAACAACAAGGAATAGATATTGCACAACATGCAAAGACAGAAGGGTTTGCTATGACAGGAGCAGATAAAAAAACAGCTTTTTTATTTAGAGATTTAGTTAATACAAGTAAACAGTTGTTTAATTCTGCCTCTGCACCCGAACAATATGAAATAGCTTTTAAACTAGGATGTGTTGGTTCAAACGCAGATGGTGGTAGAATTGGATATGCGTTAGGAACGGGAACAGTTCAATGTGTCAATAGAAAATTATCTTCAGAAAATCATTTACCTAAATTAACTCAGTTAGATGAGTCAACTCCTTTATTAGGTAAAATGAAAAATATGGCTTTTAATGTTTTTAAATCACCAGGACTAAAAAGATTTACGCTAGCCGGTGTTGCGGGTGCAGGTTTACAACAAGTGGTAAAAGAATTTAACAATAATGATCCAACAAGTTATTTATCAAACGAAGATCAACAAAAAAATATGTTGGTATCTATGGCAACAGAACCTATTGCACCAGACTTTGAGAGACCAGCTATTTTAGATTATCAGTTACCGGCTGTTGGAGCAACGCTTGCAGCAGGAACAGCATTGGCTGCACCATCAACAATTAAAGCAAGTAGATCAAGAGGACTTGGTGTTGAGAAAAAAGGAGTAGCTAGAACTGCAGCAAGAGTTTTAGGTAGAGGACTTGGAGTTGCAGCAGCTCCAGCTTTACTTGCACCTTTAGCTGGTATGGATCTTGCATCACAAATTGCTGAAGGAGATTCAGCTGCAGATATTGCAACTAATCCATTTAACTATTTGTATCCAGCATTTGCAGATCAAACAGATAGGTTAACAAGAGGATTAAATCCAACGCTTAGAAAACTAGCTAGATTGAATCTAGGTAAGGCTGCATTGAGAGGTATATCTAGAGGCGGAATAGCTGGACTTGGTCTATCTCTAGGTATAGAAGGAATGAAGCTATTAGATGATTAAAAAACTTACAACCACGATACCACCACTTAGAGGACCTCATCCACAGGGGTTGAATGTTCCTGGAAAAAAGACTATAGTGGTTAAGAACTCGGAGAAAAACAATGTCAGAAATAGACAAGTCTCTACCAAACGTAGAGCAGGAAATAAAATTACCTAGCGAAGAAGAGATTGTAGAAGCATCTCAAGCAAACATAGAAGAACAAGTTGGACCAGAAGACATTCAAGTAACACAAGAAGAAGATGGTGGTGCAACAATTAGTTTTGATCCAGAAGCTGTAAACCAGCCAGGCACAAACGAACACTTTGACAATTTAGCAGACTTACTACCTGAAGAAGTTTTAGGCAGATTAGGTTCTGAACTTTTTGAAAATTACACACAATACAAAGCATCAAGAAAAGATTGGGAAGACGCATATACAAAAGGTCTAGATCTTTTAGGATTTAAATATGAAACAAAATCTCAACCATTTACAAATGCAAGTGGTGCAACTCACCCTGTATTAGCTGAAGCTGTTACGCAGTTTCAAGCACATGCATACAA